AGCATCAGTCATCTGTTGATAGAACTTTTTCCACATACGTAAGCGACGTGTCTTTGCATGTGCTGGCCACGATACCATTTGACGTTGAACTAAAGCTTGTAGGTGCTTCCAACGTTTTGATTGTTCTGTGGGGCTAGAGGTAACTGGGATAACTTGTGCTCTAGGCATAAGGATCTTTAATCTTCCGGCCACTGCATCACCTACGCCGTTGGCATCTACACCAATAGCAAGTACATCGTATGCAGATAGGAACTGTTGTATCTGGAAGTATTGCTCTTCCCAGTCATCGCCTCGCATTTCTAGCCAGTTAAGAACTCTATGGTCATAGTAGCCGTACTCATCTGGACGATCCCAGTCAACCCACACTACTGTGACCACTGTACTATCCATTTTACGAGCTGGGTCAATTCCAACTACTACCGGTGAGCGGTGCCAGCTCTTAACAATTTCTTGAGATGTATCTCCTAGATCATCCATAACAGATGATGTAACAAACATACCGCGCTCTAGAAGCCACTTGCAGTTGTAAGATAGCTGGAACTCATCAGAGTCTTCTCCAATGCGGAGCATCTCTTTCTTAATAAACGTATTATAGTTTGTGTTGACTTTAGCTACATCTTTCCAGTCCCATTGGAAATGGTTCTGTTTTGAGTTTCTACCGCCTGTTTGTCTGCGCTTATTAAACTGAATAGCTTTGTAGAAGTTGTTTTTAACATTTGAGGGTGTGCCTGTCTTAACCATGGTTGCGTTATAGTATGCACCCATAGGAGAAATAGACTTGGCAACAACAAAGTCATCTGCTTCTTGACACTCATCAATGATCATTAAGTGGAAAGACTTAGATTCAATCTTAGCTCGTGGGTTAGCTGTCATCATCATGAGCGTAGAGCCAGACTTCTTTAGCTTGATATTACGAGTAACCCCGGCTGTTTTACCAGGCATGTCATCGATCTCTGGATCTCCGAATACTTCCATAGCACGTTCGCTAGTAAGTCGGGAAACTGTACGGGAGTATAGTGTTTCAACCTGTGATTGGATTGGTGCAAACATACCCACCCAAACTCCATCACCAAACTTACCTAACAGTTCTGGGTACATCTTTGCAAGACGGGGTAGGATAACCATTAGAGTAGCCACTGTATTAGCCACTGTCTCAGATTTTCCTGACTGGCGGGCGGCTAGAGCGGTAATCTCTTCACCGTCGTTAATAATAACAGATTCAATAATGCGACGTGCTAAAGGGGTCTGATACTCGTGTAGTTCATGTCCAACCAAGATTTTCATAAATTCTAGGATCTTATCGATCATTTGCTTAACAAACTCTTTAGATAGTTCGTCTAGCTCAACTTCTGGCTCTTGTTCTACAACATTGCCAAGCTCATCAAAATCTTCTGGCTCTAACTCTTCAAACTCACTCACTTGGGCATTCTTTCATTAAGGCACTTAGTAATTGCTAATAGTGCTTCGGCCCCTGTGTTAGCTTCTTCTAGGGAATACTTATCTTGGCTTTTTTGCCAGCTAGATATGTTGCGACCTGTAGAATATAGTACTTGATCAACCCAGGTAAGTAACTCTGGGGTTGACATGCTGTTTACTCGTTTTTCAATTCTAGTTAGCTTACGTTCTTCTTTAGTCTTCTTAAACATCGTAATCTGCCCCATTTCTAATGTAGTCCCAATTAATCTCTTCTTCGTTCATCTTTCTACCATTTATAGCCACTGTCAACGCTTCAGACTCTGGGTAAGTTCTAACCCACTTACCTACTACTAATGAAAGCCTTGTAAAAGGAAGCCTAAAGCAATAGCCCTTACCGTTACGATAAGGTTCTTCAATTTCTTGTGTCTCTGCTTTTTCAAATACAACTGGCGGTTTAATAGGATAAACCATTACATGCCAATAGTATTTGCCAATATCATGCGTCGTCGCCATCTAAATCCTCACACACGTGCCCTGGAATTTCATGCTCTAATATTACCACGGTACAGTCATGGCAGCGAAACATCTTAGCCGAGGTAAAGTTATTCTGGGCTGTAGCCCCAATAGGCATATCATCGTCAAAAGGTGCGTAGTCAGTAATAATCTCTGGCTCTGCAAAAAGTTCTGGTGGGAATGGTCCTTTTGGCGCATGCGAGGACGCCGGCACCTTATGTCCTTGCTTTGTTATTACCCTCTGGACACGCATTACAAAGTTTCTTCAGGCACTACTTTTTTGGTAGTTTTCTTTTCTACCGGGGTTTCAATTACTACATCTACCACAGCTGCTTTTGCATCTTCAGCTTCGTGTATCATTGCAACTTTTTTGTCTTTTTTCTCTGCTTCAAAGTGTACGATAACATCGGTTGCAGCTGTCTCTTTGTAGTCTAGTACAATAGTACCAAAGTGCTCTGCCTTGTAAAACTTAGGCAAATGCTCTACACAAAAAGTTTGATCCTTAGATCCTAGATTTCTTACTAAATATTTTGCTTCAATGCCACAATTTAAACATGCGCTCATAATAACCTCATTTTTGCTAGTTTTTGCAATTAAGAACTATATTACCACAGGTTCTGGCTTGCACAGCCCCTGTATTTACTAGTACAATAGTAATAGAGGGTAAAATCCTCTAACACTAACTACGTAACAAAAGAGTTGCAACTAGCCGGACAGACAGAAGTCTGGCTATTTTGGTCTCTGTGACAGAGAGCTCAAGATTCGGGTTGGCTTTCTAGCCTAGGAGATAGTGTGATTATTGATGAGAAAAAACGAAAACTAGCAGTAGCACTAATATACGTACTTTGTATCACCGGAGTTCCTGCGGCCATGGCTGCAAATACTACTGATGAGACAACAGCTACTATAGAAGTAGAAGTACAGATAGACCCCCTTGACAAATATCGGGGGGCTAAAGATCTTAGCAATACTGAGCTTATAGCTCTCCTATCCTTAGTTGGGTTTGAGAACAAGAGCCTTCGTACAGCCTGGTCTGTGGTTATGCGGGAATCCAGAGGAAATCCTGATTCTCATAATAAAACTTCCGCCACCGGGGATAACTCCTACGGTCTCTTCCAAATCAATATGATTGGAAGTTTAGGCGATATAAGACGTGAAAAATTTGGTGTCACAAAAAACAGTGATCTTCTAGACCCGGTGACAAATGCCCAGGCTGCTTTCTATATGACTGCACGTGGGACTAACTTTGGATCTTGGGGCTTAGGACCAGATGCCTATGACGGCACAGCAAGTGAAACGGCTGTAACAGACTGGTACGAGAAGTTTCCAACTAAGTAAATAGAAGAGCCCCGGCTAATAACCGGGGCTTTTTTACTTCTCGTTCTCTTTCTTACCAGCTCTTCGTTTATTTTCTTTAGCTGTGTTTTTGCTACGAGATACTACTCTTAAGTTCTTCTTTGAGTCATCACTATGATTATTGTTTTTGTGATCGACAGTCTTATCTTTGCTCTTAATCTTGCCGTGGTCATCTTCATAATCGGAACGAGCTTTGTTTTTAGAGGTTGTATGCCACTTACCGTCTTTACCCTTTGTCTTATAGACATAGATAGGGCGCCCACCGTTAGCTGCAGATCCCTTGTAGGGACCAAACTTTTTTGTTTCAGCCATTAGCAATCCCATTTACGTAGAGCTAATGCTTTACGTGTTGGCTTACCATTCTTGTCCTTCATAGGACCAGGCATACCGCCCATACGAGCACAGAACGACTTACGGCGTGCTGCAGACTTAGGTGACTTCTTTGCTTGTGCAGAAGATACTGGAGGCTTTAGGTTGTGACCTTCTGCCTTAGCACTAGCACGACCCTTAGCGTTTAGTCCACCTTCTGGGTTCTTGCCTTCTTTGCGTGTCCACGCTGCTGTTTTAGCCATTAGATATGCTCCTCATGTTCTGAATTAAATTTACCACAATCTCTGCAAGTAAACCTCTCGTGCGACTCTAAACTTCCTGCATCTTCAATCTTGTTCTCATATTCGTGTACTTGCTTGTAACTCTTAAATGGTACACCATAAGAGCCGGAAGCATTGACTACCTCTGGGTGATTCCAAGGCCTTGCAGCCTTAGATGCACGATCTACCACAGATGTGCGAATAACGCCACCCCTAGAGTTTCTAGAACCGTAGTGAAGCTCTTTACGAGTTCTACCCATTAGTTGCTCGATTCTCCGCCTACACCCCTACCAGGACGGTTTTGAAACGGTTTCTTGGTAATACTTTCATCCGTATCTTGATAAGTCAAGTAATCCCTAGCCTCACTTGCGTTGTGGCGTAAAGACTTTACTTTAGTGCTACTACTTGCATTAGCGTTAAAAGCAGATTGCCTAGAGATATTTTTATTTGCTTTATCAATTAAACTGTTTAATTTTTTTGGCCTAATTACATAAACCATTTTACTTCTCTTCTATAGTAGGCTTAACTTCAGTAAACTTAGGTCTAACTGGTGCAGACATAAGTCCTTTAGAGTCATCTCTTGTAGGTGCTGACTTTACGCCAGATTTTTCTGCATCGCTGAGAGGTGTGACCACTGGGGCTACGTCTGGAGTGTTTACGTTGCTACGTGCAACACGTCCAGGCATAGGTGCTGTTGGTGTACTGCCACCTTGACTTCCTAGGGCAGGTGGCCTTACAACTGTTTCAGCTGAACGGCGTTGCTCTTCGATAATTTTACTTACCGTTTCGTTATGATTCTTACGAGATGCTGCGCTCATACCACCAACAATTGGTGCTGGTTGAGCAGGTGTAGCAGGGGCACCACGAACCATAATCTCTGAATTTCCTCTCTTGAGCTGAGAGTATGCTTGCTTAGTTGTAATTCCGCCACGTATAGCTTGACCAAAAATTTCTGACTGATGCACTGCATTAACAGGTATTGAATGGTTTTCAAATACACGAATGTATTTACCGTCTGTATTTAGTCTTGAGTATGGATGCCACCCTTGATGCACATCTACACGTTTTGGTCTGGCATTTACACGAGGTTGGAATCCTTCAAACGGTACTGAAGAACCTTCTAAACTAAATCCTGGATGCTCTGGGTGTGCAGTCTGTGACATTGGTACATATCTGCCATTACTTTCTTTAAAGTAATCTGTATTTGGATTTGCGTAATGCGTGTAACCTGTGCCAGGTGCCTTAGTCGCATCAAATCTTTCTTTATTTTGAAATGATGAGTAGGCAGTTCGGAGGGTTCTATCTGCATTACCTGCATTTTTACCTAAGTGTGTGTCAATAAGATCTT